AGATATAATTATTGGGGATGTTTTATGAAACATAAAAAAATTTGATTTTTTTTTATATAAAATAAAACCCTTATTAAATCACACAAATCCACCCACCTTAGTAACAACAGCAACAACAACAGCAACAACAACAGCAACAACAACATGTCTTTCTACCACCGCGGTCCTCGAATTGACCCAGTGATTGATACACTTAAGAAACAAATCCTCCAAATACAACACAAGTTGGCACAAAAACTTGGCGATTTTTATGATGAGCTTGACGTTTCGGATATCGTGCTTGACATGGAGGACTTTGGAGAAATGAAAAAACGAGTGAATGACAAGTTCAGAGGATTTATTGCGTTGGGGAAAAGAGACATTACCATTGCACCATCTGATGTGTTGAAATCATCCAAGTTGGCAAATCTCATTCGATGCGAAAATCGAAATATGGTGGATATTGATCACAAGTTCTTGGCAATATCCAAAAGTTTACGGGACAAAATCGACAGTGTAGAGGCACAAATCAAAAAGGTGAAAGATGTAAGAGCGATTAAGTTGGCAGAAGTTCGCACCAAACAAAGCAGTCTTCACGCAAAGATTCAAAAGGGAAAGAATCGTCTTTCTCTTTTGTATTTTGTGGGAAACACATTTTCAAAGGCGTTCATCAAGTCGCAGTGGAAGAGTGGGCGACTTTGCTCGTTTCTTAATCAGTCTTCCAAAAACATGCGCGGTTTGCTAAACAGACGACCAGACACCTCAGTTGGAGAGTGTATTGTAGCAGTTCAGCTTTCTGGTGGCAATATTGGACCAGACACTACAACCAAGCGTGGGGAAATCACCATCGATATCTCCATTAAAAAAGTTGATTTTTCAAAAGTCCGAGCATATGTCAAGGAGGTAATTTCGTGGCAGGAACAACTGGTTGATCTAAATCTAAAAGAATGCGAGGCGGGAGGGTGCGTGTATTCATGTCCAGGAGGATGCCAACTGTGTCATCACAGACATCAAAGGTGATGGTAACAATGACCAATTATGAGGTGTAATTAATTAAATCAATAACAAATTTACTTAATATTATATCAAAAAATAACCATTTATATAAAACAAAACAATAAACCATGAAACAAAGTAAAAAAATTTGATTTTTTTGTATTTTTTTTTTATGGATCAAACAAAAGCTCAAACTCATAACTAACACTGTAATCATGATACGAAATGGTCTTCATAGAATCGCTCGTCACGGTTATCGTTTTTTACATGGTGACAACTTTACAAATGGTAGAACACAACAATCATTGTCAAAATATTTTTCACGACCCAGCGACAGAGGGTTTTCAAGTTATTCTAAATTAAAAAAAAAAAAACAAAAACCAATTGATGAATTTATGGAGGGTATGGAACCTGGTGTCAAAACAAAATTTACGAATTTTATTCGCCGTCATGATAATAAACAAAGACGTCAATATTTGATTGGTGGTGGCGTAGTAGGAATAATCGCAACGATTAGTGGTATTTATATATCTGCGAATCAGTCAGGTGGGTTGGTGGAAAAATCAATTGCGTTGAAATATGAATTGCAGTTTAAAAAGCAAAGTAGTTTTATGAATCGTCTTCAAGTCTATCATTCCATACCAGAATTTATTATTCCAATTTCACTTGATCCAATGAAAAACACATATGAAACGGATCGACAGAAAATGTTGTCCAAGTGGTTAAATTTGCTAACCAAAGCGATTCAAACATATCGCTCCAGTCACATCGCAAAATTGAAAGACAAACTTCGAAATGAATTATTGGAAGAAGCACTGTCTGAAACCAATTTGGAAAATATTGTTGAATATGTCCAACTCATTATGGGACCATGTGTTGAAAAAAATATTCTATTGGGAAATATTTTAAATAAAGAACTAACACAAAATGGCTGGGTTGATGCTGATATTCTTAGAAAATTAGCAAATACCAAACAATTTAATGGCAATGATGATCAACTACATAGTTTAGTATCTAAAATGATAGTCACTGCGATATCATTTTATCCAGGTTCCATACCAGAACTAATTAAATTTTTCCAGTCACCATCTAAATCAATTCAAGATGTACCAGGATTACGAAGGATATTTAAATTGTATTCTCAAGATCAGGAAACAAGTGAAACTGAAATCAATGAAATGGTCGAGCAATTGGAATTTTTACAGACATATTTTCAAGCACAGGACAAAACGCATCAAAATACCATTTTACAAGATGCACTAACCAATACAATACGAATCATTCCTAATTTATCAAACAAAAACGAAGTTTTCAATCTTTACAAAACCATGATTCATACACACCTGATTCAACCACTCGAACAAGATGCTTGTATCCCAACTACCATTTTAACTCAAGTTAAAGAAGTATTTCTGGCATTACCACCAAAAATTCAAGCACGTGTCTTATTGACAGGACTCAATACAAATCATAACAATAACGCCCTATTGGTTAAAGAACTATTATCTTCTGGTGGAGTAGTTGCAATTAAATTGGCTCAGATGTTGGCAGAAGATCCACTAATGCCATCAAACTACCGTGAATTGTTGGGTAGTTTACGTGATGACAATGAACCAATGAGTTTGTTGAAATTTTGGAATCAATTACCATCTTCAATACAAGATCGCGTGACTCAAATGGGCAAATGTCTTGGCACTGGTTCAGTTAAACAGGTTCAAATAGCCAAAGGACTTTTTTCTGAAAAATATAACGGTTATTTAGCAACTGCTTCATCAAATCATGTTGCATCTCAAAATTTAGTGGTGGCAATTGGTGTTTTGCGACCAAACGTTCAAAGTGAGGCGTTATCATCACTGGAGGCATTGTCAAAATCAGAAGATTTAGCTCATATTGCGGATCGATTGGCATCAATGGTGTATGGTGAATTTAATTTGTTTGAAGAGGGTCGTAATTTGAAAAATATCCAAAACACATCAATTGGAAAAAATAAAGATATTGATCCAGTTAAGGTTATTCATAATAGTCCTTCCTGTCTTGTTGAATCAATGGGAATGGGACCCACGGTATCAACATTGTCTTCGAAATATGACCCATCCAAATCTCCACAAAACCAATCCCCAGATATTATTCGAATGATGGCTTTATTGGGAGTATTTCATAAGGCCATTTTTGACACTTTTGTGGAAGGTCATATTCACTCTGATGTTCATTTAGGAAATATGGTTTATGGGCGAATTGATTCATTGATGGAAGGGGAGAATAACGAGGATTGCTCGAATAAAAAATTGGTGATTTTTGATGTAGGTCAATTTCAACAAATTACTAAACCAGAAATTTTGGCTATATCTTGGACATTGGCATGTATGACAAATAAAACAAACTTTAATCGTTTTCATCGAATTGCCGTCAATCATTTATCAATGAATTCTTATGTAAATTATGACCATATTAACCCAACGGATTGTTTAGAAATCGATCTTCATGGTGAGAAAAAATGGTTGAAAAATAAAATTCAAGAATCGTTGGATCACGCAATTAAATGTGATGAAGGTGAATTTCCAGATAAAAAGCGAGCTTATATGATTTTTCTCAAAAAAACAGAAGATAATGGTATTATTATTCCACAATCTGCATTTGCAGTAGCTAAAATGATAGATGGAATTCTTTCTCAACAACAATCATTTTCACTGGAACCAGTTTTTGAACAATGTATGGAAGACTATCTAATGAAAAATATGCGATGGTCCGAATTAGGCAAAATTATGTATCACAGTGTTATTTCCTTATTTTAATAATTTTAATAAAATGCGTTTCATATCATAAAATAAAATATTTATAGAATTTTTTATTTTTATACGTTTTTTTTCCAATTTTGGCATGATTGATGGTGATAGGTGTACCATGGATCATGATTTCTTCCATAAATTACGAATATTATCTTATATTTTTCAATGGCGTTTAGGTGGTAAAAAAAAATTCTCTATAGAGTCTAATTTATTTTCTTAAAAATAATAAAAATAAAAATAAATGAGTGGTGGTGGCTTAATGCAATTAGTAGCATATGGACAAATGAATTGCCATTTAAATGGCAATCCTCAAATAACTTTTTTTAAATCACAATACAAACGTCATACAAATTTTTCGATGGAGCATATAAATGTATATTCTCAAAATGGAAATGCAGTTGTAGGAGAAACAAATAAAAAGTGTGTTTTTACAATTCCAAGAAATGGCGATTTGGTAAGTGGCATAACATTGACTTCAAATACATCAGGAATTCAAAATGGAATGGCAATAATTAAAAGCGCTTCAATTTCGATTGGAGGTCAAACAATTGATAAATTTACAGGTGAATGGATGCAAATTTACAATGAATTATATACACCAGAATCAAGAGCACATGTTCTTAAAAAAGTAACTGGGTGTTGTGCATCACAAAATGAACAAAATAGTTCAAATGGTGGTGTTTATATACCATTACCTTTTTGGTTTTGTAAAGACTATTCACAGGCATTGCCATTGATTTCAATGCAGTACCAAGAAGTCCAAATAGAAATTGAATTTGGAACAATTGACGAAGTTGGCGTCGCAGCTGAATGTGAATTAATGGTTGGATATGTTTATTTGGATTCGGAAGAACGAAAACGATTTGCCCAAACTTCACATGAATTTTTAATTGACCAAGTTCATACAATTGATGTGCCAAAATATCCAAAAAAACAATTTAGTTTATCTGGTTCAACTCATACAGCAAAAGAAATTTTTTGGACATATGATGATGAGTATGAAATGGATCCAAATACCAAAGGAACAATTTTATTAAATGGTTACCAACGATTTGAATATCAACCATTAAAATATTTCCAACAATATCAGCCAATGAAATATCATACGTCTGTTCCTGCGCAAAATATTCCGACAGATCAATCAAAAAATATGGAAATATTAGATGAACCAATCACATTATTTGAGTCGAATTATTATGAAGATGAATTAACAGTGGAAAATGGATATTTAAATTTACCAACAACAGATCATGTTAAAATTAATAAAGGAGATGTGCTTATTTTAATGGGTTCAGGGCAAATAAATCGATCAGCACGCGTTGTAAAAGCGATAGATGGATGTGGATTGTATATTGATATATTTGATTGTTTATTGGGAATTAACAAAGTATTATTGGTGGTTCAATCAAAAAAACCAGAAGCACGTACATCAAAAATGACAAATAAAATTAATTCTTATTCTTTTGGTTTAAAACCAGAATTACACACTCCAACAGGGCAAATTAACTTGGCCAGAATTGACACAACTAGATTAGTATTTGATAAACCAGTGAAAATTAACAAAATTTATACAATTGGATGGAATATATTAAGAATAGAAAATGGTATGGCTAGTGTTCAATATGCAAATAGTTTTTCATCACACGATTCTATTGACGATTTAAATGAAAAAGAAAAATATGAATTAAGTCAACATCAAAAAAACCAAACAAAACCTATACCAGAAATTCCTATTATGGAAGAACCAAAACCTGTTTCAGATCCAGAACCAGATCCAGAACCTGGTGTAAAATGTGTTCAGTTGGATAATTTAACTATTTCGCAAAGACGTAAATTACGTGTAGAGGATTTGGAAATATTATTGGAAAAAAAGGACATGGAATTATAAAATTTTTATATTTTAAATCTTTGATTAAAATATAGAAATGGATAAAATTTGGGATCCAATTACCAAAGAATTTATATCCATAAATTCAAATAAGGGTAAGAAAATTTTAAAAAATTATATCAATAATCATTATTTGATTGGTGGATCTGGAATTCTTTCTGATGAGGAAGAAGAAGATTGTTCATGTGATGACGAACACGAAATAGATGACAATTGTTCATGTGATGATGATGATTGCTCATGTGATAATGTAGACAATCAAGTAGTTGGAGAACAACTTTTTACAACTCCTTCTCCTGCCCCAGCTCCGGTCACAATCACTACAACTCCTGCTCCAGCTCCCACTGATCCAGTAACAACCACTGATCCAGTCCCAACCACTGCTCCAGTCCCAACAGTTATTGGACAAGTTTCAACTACAACAGATGATGAACCTTCTCCTGCTCCAGTCCCAACAGTTATTGGACAAGTTTCAACTACAACAGATGATGAACCTGCTCCTGCTCCTGCTCCAGTCCCAACAGTTATTGGACAAGTTTCAACTACAACAGATGATGAACCTGCTCCTGCTCCAGTAACAACCACTGATCCAGTCTCAACAGTTATTGGACAAGTTTCAACTACAACAGATGATGAACCTGCTCCTGCTCCTGCTCCAGTCCCAACGGTTGATTTAACACAAGAAGAAAAACAAAAGAAAAATGACCTTGTAAATAAAATTCGCAATTTATATGATTCTTTAACAGACTTATCAAAACGTCAATTATTGTGGATGTATAATTGTTTGATTGGTCGTAAACATGGATACCATATTATTTTAATACAAATTCCTTTTGAAAAATTACTACAATTATATCGAGCATTGAAGACTAAAATTGATATGTTACAATATGAATGTGTACTCGAAACAAAACCACGACCAGATAAAGAAACAATTGAACCATTCAAACTATTTTTATCCAATGAAGAAGAAATTGTACGATTAAAATTAATTTATAATGATGAAGAAGAATTTCGTAAACAACTTATTGACGATTTACAGAAAGAACTTCAAAAACTATTTAATATTTTCACTATAAAACCAAAAATTAACTCATCTTTTTTGAAAACAACAAATGTTTCCCAACTAGAAATGAATTTAGCTAGTTTACGTGAATATCGTGATAATTATCACGCAAATCATTTAAAAAAAATGGACATATTAAAAAAACAATCAGAATGTGAAGCGTTAGAAATAATGGATGGTGACACAGAGGATATAAAACGACAAAAAAAAATGCTCAGTGAATTAAAATATATCTCATGTGCCAAAAAACTTAAATTATTGAATCTTGGTTATACAGACAAAGATGACGTCTTGTGGACTCAACTAAATCAACTGATGTATTTTATTGGCTTAAAACATAATAGTTTTGTTTTAGAAAAATACAATCTAACAAAATGGGACGAAGCAAATGGGAACAACATCATGAATACAAACCCAAAACAACCTGGACAAACAGAACCAGTACCAACGGGACAACCTACAAAACCAGGGGACGACGACACATGTTGTGATGAAGATAAATCAACTATAGTAAAACCACAACAAGTACAATCCACAAAACCTATACAAACAAAACCTGAAGATGACACATGTTGTGATGAAAATGAATCGGGTGTAAAACCAGAAGATGACGATACTTGTTGTCAAGAAGAATAATTTTTTACAAACACATTTATTTAGATATTTTGCAATAAAAAGGCATTTAAAACTTAATTTCGCTATACAATTTAATTTATAAAATAAAATTAAAATGGATAGAGGGAAAAATTCAATTCGTCGTGCTTATTCCGCACATTTAGTTGTCCAGATTTTGTCAAAAGAAGTAACTTTTTGTGACCAAAATGATCCAGTACGTGATGCAGGTATAATTGCTTTAAACGCGAGTTCTAAAAATTTGGAGTTATTATCTTTTATATTTCCTGGGACAGTCAATAATCCCAAAATACGTAATTTAATTATTGGAAATACTGAATTTGAAATTTATC